GCCCCATATCTGACCAATACCAGCAAGTCAGCGGCAAGTTTGTTGACCCTTCGCCTAACGCGCTCTTTCAGCTTAATGGCTACCCGCCTGTCAGGGATGCTAATTATGAAAACTTGACCGGGCTGAAGCGGCGCAAGACGCAAGACTTTGAAGTTGTGCAAGACGTAATGCTTGCACAAAAGCTGGCGCGTCTGTTGCTCAACATGGGGCAGTATCAGGCTGAGTTTGCCGCACCGTTCATGTATCGCGCACTCAGGGCGCAAGCTTGGTCAATCGTGCGCTACACGTCTGAGCGCTTTGGTTGGGTTAAGCTGTTCCGGGTCTATCGCCATGACCTTGGCGTTACCGGCATTGAAATGCTGTTGCGCGAAGTTCACCCTTCTATTTGGTCAGCGGGTAGCGTTACACAGCCGATAGCGCCTAGCGCTGGCGTCAAGTATGACCCGCGCCAAGAGATTGTGCTTGCGGGTCTTAACGTCGCGCTGACCACTGTTGCGGCTGAAGGTCTGAACGGTGACGTAGCCGACGCGCTACAGGTTACTTGGGATTTGCCGCCCGGTAACGTGCGGCGCACTGAAAGCCGTTACCGCGTAATTGGCACTGAGCCTTGGGAAACTGGCACGCCTGTTGAGGGCGACGCTTCAGGCGTTGTGCTGGCACCTGTTATGAAGGCCACGCGCTATGAAGTGCAAGCCCGGCATATTAGCGTGCATGAAGTGCCCGGCCCTTGGGTTGGCTTGGCTGGCTATGTAACGTCTGGCAGCGCTGGCAATGTAAATTATCAGGGCATTCTTACGTCAGGCATTACGGCACAATGGCCTTACGTTGGCGACCCTACCGGAACCCGGCCCGAAAACAACGCTACGGTTGGTGCCCCCACCGGCACCAATGTTGCTGGCGTGCCCTCACAAACCCTTGTGGGCAATGTCAGCGGCAATTCTGCGGCCATCGCAAATCAGGGTTTGACGCTCAATCAAATCATTATTGATGTTGGCGACCTTCAAGACATTTACGGTGATACCGCTAGCGCTGCCAACAGCGCGGCGGCTGCTGCGGCTTCTTTTTCTGCTACTGAACAAGCTAAAAACTTGGCAGTTGCTGCTAAAGATGCTGCCAATGCTGCCGTTGAACTTGCCAACGGTGCCAAGAATGATGCTTTGTCTGCGGCTAGCAATTCGGCTAGTTCGTCTAGCGCTGCTTTTACGGCAAAGCAGCAATCTGAAGCGGCAAGCACTCTTGCGGGTCAGGCTAAAGAAGCGGCGCTTGCTTATCGCAATGAAGCGTCTGGCTTTGCCGGTGATGCCCACACTTGGGCCGATGCGAGCGCCGGGAGCGCGTCAAGCGCCGGTGCCAGTGCGTCTAGCGCGCTACAGCGAGCGCAAGCAGCCGATGCGAGCGCCATAGCCGCAAACACCGCCAAGGGTGGCGCTGAGGCGGCTAGGCAAGCCGCAGCGCTCAGCGAGAGCAACGCGGCGGGGTCTGCCAGTTCCGCCGCAGCCAGCCAGAGCCTTTCAGCGCGGGCCAGCGACATTGCCGCTGAGCGTGCCCGGCGTAATTTGCTGGCTCAGAGTAACTTTGAAAAAGGGGTCAATTTTGATTGGTCATCTGGCGTTGTAATTACTGAGGGCATGGGCAATGGTTTTCTTTATGCTCTGAAGACTGAAGCACGCGATACAATTACGTCATTTATTAAGTTGAATGGCGCTAGAGATTTGCGTGTTTCAGCCTTGATGACTGGCTATTACGGCACTGCTCAGACGCGCATTGGTGCACTTGTGCGCGTTTCGTCTGGCGTTGTTCAATACCATTCTATTCTTGGCCCGCCAATTGGCGGCGGTGGTTGGTATAACATCAATGGCATTTTGAATACACCCGCTGACACTATTGAAGTTGCCGGTTGGGTTCAGAATGACGGTGCGCCAGACGCTAACCCTGTTGGAAGTGACGGGTTGTATAAGGATGCGCGCTTTACTAACTTCATTCTTGAAGACGTTACTGAAACTTTCCGCGCGGCAATTAGCGCCAGCGCTAGTGCCGTAAGTGCATCTAATGCCGCAGCTAGCCAGACGGCTGCTGAGCAAGCGGCCAGTGCTTCCAATTCTTTCAAACTTGCTGCTGAAACTGCAAAGGGCGGGGCTGAAGCGGCGCAACAGTCGGCTGTTCAAAGCGCCAGCAATTCGGCTGGCTCAGCTAGTGTTGCTCAACAGCAAGCCGGTCTTGCTGCTCAGGCGCAAGGCAATGCTGTTGACGCGGCTAGCCAGAGCGCTAGCTACCGTGACCAATCTTACAATTATTCTAATTCTGCTAGTGGCTCAGCTTCTAGCGCTTCAGCTAGTGCAACTGCGGCTCAGCAACAAGCGGAAGCCGCTAACGCTAGTGCGATTGCTGCAAACACCGCGCGCGGCGGCGCTGAGGCGGCGCAACAGTCGGCTGTTCAGAGCAAAAATGACGCGGCTGGCTCTGCTAGCTCTGCGGCAACTCAGGCGTCTTTGTCGGCTTCAGCAAGCACAGCGGCTAAGCGCGCGATTGGAGCTAACCAACCGCCTAGCAACTTCAATGATGAAGAAGCCTTTTGGTTTCATTATGGCGACGTTCAAGCGCCGCTTTATTATGATTTGAATGGCGTTCATCGTTTGGCTTTTACAACTACAAGTTGGGGTGGCGTAGCTAATCGTTATCCTCTTGCGGTTAAAGCTGGCGACCGGGTGCGGGCTGAGTTTGTCGCGCACTTGGAAAGTGCCAGCGAGCCTAACGGTTATGGTGAAATTGTATTCTTCACAAGAAGCGGTGAAGGACAAGGCGAAAACGCTTTTTACTATCCGCCTTACGGTAACAATGGCACTCAGCTAGTAAACCAATATCAGCCTGCGACTTTCTTTGGTGAGTTGACGGTGCCGGATGGCGTGACGGCTATTTACGTCATGCACAGGGCGTGGCGCATTGGCGGCAATCCTCGCATTTACACTTTCTATTCTGCTAGCATTCGCAACATTACTGCTGAAGCTGCGGCTGCTAACAGTGCCACGGCTGCGGCAACGTCCGCTAGCCAAGCGTCAGCTAGTCAAAATGCGTCTGGCCAGAATGCTAACGCGGCTGAGCAAAGCAAAGTTGACGCGCAAACCGCACGCGGCGGCGCTGAGGCGGCGCGCGATCAATCAGCACAAAGCGCCAGCAATTCGGCTGGCTCAGCTAGTGTTGCGGCTGAACAGCGCAATCTTGCGGCGCAAGCTTATGGCAATGCGAATGACGCGGCTGTTCAATCGGCAGGTTTCCGCGATCAATCTTACAATTACGCTAACGCTAGCAGCCAATCGGCTAGTGCCGCCGCTGCCAGCCAATCGGCTGCGGGCCAATCGGCAACTGCGGCTGAACAGTTCAAACTTGCCGCTGAAACGGCACGCGGCGGGGCTGAGCTTGCCCGCAATCAGGCTGTGTCAAGCGCTAATGACGCGGCGGGTTCTTCTAGTGCCGCTGCTACTAGCCAACTGCTTACCGCTGATGCTGTGCGAGTGGCCGGAACACACGCCAGCGGGAACCTTTGTGGGCAAAGCGAGTGCGAAGACGGTGTTAATCGTGTATGGGGCGGCGCTACTGTCCTGACTGAAGGGATTGGCGGCGGCTTTAGTAAAGTATTCAGGTCGCAACAACGCGACTGTATTGCTGATTATGTTAGCGGAAGCTTTGCCAATAGAAAGTTTAAGGTAAGCGCCCGCATTTGCACTTATTACACCAATCTTAGTGTTGGTATTGGCTGCTTTGCTTATGGCGTGGGCACTGTTGATTTTCCTTCTTTCCGCGTTCAACCCCCCGGTCAAGGTGGTTGGGAAGACCGTAGCGGCATTCTTGAAATGCCCGCTGGCACGATTGGCATTCGCGCTTGGGTTGGTCAGGAAGACAGCCCGCCGAATGCTATTCGTGACGTGCGGTGGTCTAATTTTGTAATTGAAGACGTGACTGAATTGCTGGCGGCTCAAGCGTCAGCATCGGCGGCGGCTCAATCGGCTTCAACCGCACAAGCGGCGCAAACCGCTTCCGGTCAGTCGGCTAGCGCGGCTGACACTTCGCGCGTTCAAGCTCAGACGGCACAAGGTAACGCTGAAGCTGCGGCTAGCCAATCGGCTGCTAGTGCGTCGGGTTCCGCTGGCTCTGCGGCTCAGGCTGCGGCTTCTTCTACGCTGTCTGCAACTTACGGGGCTTCTTCTAATAACATTCTTCCTGACACTGATTTTGCGTCAGGTCAGGCATATACTTGGTATGGATACCAAGACGGCTTCAACGGCCAGCTTACCCACAAGATTGGAACCAACAAGTATTGGTCTGGCAACACTAACGCCCTAGAAATGGAACAAGTGGGCGAAGCTCAGGGCGTTGCTTCTTGGTATTGCGAACAACAGCCTTGCATTCCGGGCCGGTGGTATATGGGCAACTTCCGGGTAGCCGCGCACCGTTGTAACGTTTATCTTGTGCTAAACTTCTTTGACGTTAATGGCGCAAATGTTGGCGGGGCTGCTAGTGAAACTGGCAGCTACGGTGGCGGGGCTGGCCCCGGTGGCGTTGCGGATATGATGCGCCTTTTTGCACGCGCTCAGGCACCGGGCAATGCTAAGTTTGTTAGGCTTGAAGTTATCCGCACTGGCACCTTTGCGGGTCAAGGCGGCTCTTGGGTTTGGATGCTTCAGCCTCAGATTAGCGAGATACGTCCTGAAGTCACCACCCCGCCGCCGTTTGTTCATGGGAATGGCCGGGGGGCTGCCGTGTCGGCTCTGGCAAGTGTAGCAAGCAACTCTGCGGCTATTGCTACGCTTCAGGGCCGCGCTCTGGCTTATTGGCAGCAAGTTGCTGGCGTAAACGTAGGCAACGGCGCGGCTGCTTTTGTTGAGCTTCGCGCTGAAGGTTCCTATGGCGCTGGCGCTACGTCCACCGTTGCTATGGGCGCGCGCGAAATACATTTGTATAATCAGGCTGCTAACGGCACATATAGTAAAGCGCTGTCTGTTGTTACGGGCCGCGTTACTGTTTATGGTGACTTGGACGTTGGCGGCGCTATGCGTATTGGTACGCGGCGCATTCCAATTGCGCTGCAAAGCTTTGTCGTTCAGGGTAATGACGGGCAAGCCGTTAGCTTTGGTGCTGACCTGACCAACATTCCTAAGGTTGAACCTAACCTTTCTAACTTGCCGGCGCTTCCTAGTGGTCAGAGTTATGATGTTAAAGCTTTGTCTTTAACTTCAACAGGCTTCACTACGCGCGCCAAGGTTCTTACTCAGGGCGCGTCAAGCGCTCAAAACTCTGGCGCTGGCGTGGCAACTGGCACCAACCCTATTTACAAAGCTCACAAGCCTAGCGCGGGTGACGCTGTTGACGGCAACTATAATTTTAACGTCAGTGGCAGCATTAGGCTATATGTTTATGGCAATCATCAGCAACAAACAATTGACCAAGACGGTGGCGGCTACGCCAACGTTCAGGCTGATTGCTACGTTAAACGCAACGGGGCTTGGCAGTATATTGGCAGTTTAAGTTATTCAATTAGCACTTATGGTGTAGGCGGCTCAGGTATGCAAACCTTTGGCTACTATATGTCAGGTGCGATGTATTGCGCTGACGCAATAGGCCAAGACGCTGGCGGTGACTATGAGTTTGGTGTTGACGTTTATACTGATAACGGGGCTATGGGCAGCATCAACTTTTCCGGCGTAACCTATCAAGCACAAGGCACTCAGAGCGGCGAAGCGCCAGTTTCTCAGCCAATCACTTTTAGGGTTCTTCCGCAAAATGCTTAAGCCTCATTGGACAAACTGCCCATATTGCGGCAGAGAGCGGCCTAAAGCGGTAATCGCTGGCGGCAAATGTGACCTTGACCGGCATGAAGCTGACCGGCTTGAAGCCACGGTTGCTTTCATGGAACGGGCCAATGATATTGCTTGGACCGGCCCGCAAGGCGATGCTATCCGGCAAGAGCGTAATTCACGGCTTGACTTGTCACTGTGGGCAGTTATGCCGGGTAGCCCGCTAACCCAAGCGTGCCAAGACGAGTTTACCGAATACCGTAAGAAACTTCACCGGCTTACGGTTGACTTTGCAATACCCGGTGACGTAACGTGGCCAAGCCAACCTGACTTGGTATATGAAGGGAACAACTGACATGGCAACTGACAAAGCCCCCACTCAGGCTGAGATTGATGCGGCACAGGCCATTATGCGCCGGGCCGCTGACGCTCAGGCGAAGGAAGCACAGGCTAAGCTTCAGCCTGTGCTTGACATTACGGCTATGCCTGAGTTTGCCAAGGTGAAGACCGCCATTGACAATTTGCCGCCTGAGTTCATGGCTGACATGAACATTGCGCCGCACGTCATGGCCATTCGCGCTGGCTTCAATGGCCTTGCCACTATCGCCCCGCCGCCCAACCCGGCCCCGGCTGACGCGACCGCGTAAGCTCGCCAGAGCCAGCGCACAGAGCGCCCCCGCTGGCAACGGCGGGGGCGTTTCGCTGTCTGCGGTGCCCCGGCGCGGGAAAGGCGCTCAGCGCCCCGGAAACCGCGCCAGCCGGGCACGAAAAAGGGGCGGG